AAATATGTACGCAAGGCAGTAGATCCTAGGCAAGCTATTTTTAAGTCATACTATATCAATCCCCAAAGTCACACGTTTATGAACGTGTTGCAAAGTGGGATCAAGGCAGGGTACACAGAGCACTATAGCAGTAGCTTAGGAAGTAAGAACGTGGGCTGGTTTGATGAAATGATGCAGGATGCGACGGTCAATCGTGCGCGTATGCTTAAGAAAGCAGAATCAGCCCTTGATGCCGCTATGAGCTATGATGATGATGATGCACGTATGGCAGCATTAAAGGTAAAGGCAGCAAGTTTCGTGGCAGAACGTGTGGGCAAGGACGTATACAGCAGCCGCCAGGAGCTAACAGACAAAGGTGGACGCAGGCTATTTACTAATGACACTAAGTCAACCGCAGATGTCGCACTAGAGTTGATGTTCATAGGCGTAGCGCCTAGCGAGTAGCACACGTCGCACCCCAAACGTCACACATCACCTATCACAAGGCGTGAAACATTATGTGGATAAGATCACGACCATAAAATACGGCTCATTAGAGCCGTATTTTAATTAACTGAGTATAATGACCATTATACTCAGTTATTATATCGCTGTAATGCGTGCATATCGCAGGGGGGAGGGGGGTGTTAAAAAAGTTTTGACGAGGTTAGATACTATATGGGGTCACAAAAATTTTTGCCAAATTTTCAAAAGTCGCTCTGTACAAATCCACTAAACTGTCCTGTAATAAAATAAGGGGATAACTCCCAAAGCGCTCAGCACAAAGCACAAAGCACAAAGCACAACACAAAGTAGCCCTCACCCCCATGGTACAATTCATACAATGCATATCACAAAAGAGCAACTCGCTTATGCCCAGAACACAATTCAAAACGGGACAGACGAAGAGCGCTTAGCCTTCTTCGCTTTTGACAGCAAAAATTCTAGAACAGTAATCCATTTTAAGTTTATTACTTGGGCGCATACGTGCTACCCGCGATACTTCCAGTCCATTCCTGCCCCTTTTCACGACGACATTATCCGTCACATGATTGACGCATATTACGGAGACATTAAGTACACGAACTTAGGTTTTCGAGGTTGTGCCAAGACTACCTGGACTAAGCTCTTTATAGCCTACGCTATTTTAAATGACATGGATCAGACGCGCCGGTACATGAAGGTGCTGACGAGAAACATTGGTAACGCTAAGCAGATGGTGACAGACATATATAACTTGATTGTAGAGGTCAAGGATTTTTACGGTGACATCTTTCAGAAGGATGGTGACAAGAAGCGAGAAGAAACAATGGGAAGCTTTACCACTGTTGAGGGTGTGAAGCTCCTCAGTGGTACTGTGGGTATGACACAGCGTGGTCACTTGCAAGACGCCTATCGCCCAGACTTCCTCATCTTTGACGACGTGGAGGACCGTGAGTCTATCCAGTCTTTGGCTACTACCGAGGCAACTATCTGGAGGATTGACGAGGCTATTTCAGGATTGGCTGCTGAGGGTTCGTATATGTGTAACGGTAACTATATTAGTGAGGAGGGAGTAATTCAGTGGTTCCTAAACAAGCCTGATATGGTGGTAGATAAGATTACGATACTCGACGACAACGGTGACCCTGCGTGGCCCACTCGGTATGATAAGGAGAAGGTAGAGTCTATTAAGAATGACTCGGATGATTTCTATGGGGAATATATGTGTGACCCAACGCGAGCTGATGCTAGCTTCTTTGACAGAGCGAAAGTCGACCAGGACATCGCGACAGCGCAACAACCCCACAAGGAGGCAGCTGGTGTGAAGTACTGGGGAGAATACCAACCGCATCATATATATGGTTGTGGAGCAGATACTTCTGAAGGTATAGGGCGCGACGCTAACACGTTTTGCTTGTATGACTTTGGAACCTTTCCAGATGATGTGGGTGTGTTGGTAGCTAGTTACTACAACAACCGTATAGCCCCAGACTTGTTTGGTCACGAGCTTGTTAGGATTGGTGGGGAGTTTGGTAACTGTCTAATGGCGCCTGAGTCTAATAACACCGGGCACGCCACTATTGCTGCTATGCGTGGCTACCCTAATATGTTTACCCAACGTACTACTGGTAATAGGTCTATTAAGGTAACGGAGAAGTTTGGGTGGAATACTAATAGGAAGACGAAGCCCTTGATGTTCTTTGACTTTCGCAAGGATTATAACGATGGGAAGATTAAGATATATGATGTAAACCTGCTTAAGGAGATGCGCTCGTATACCTCTATGGACCTGCAAGACACGAAAATTGGTATTGCTACTAGGCACTTCGACCTTCTTATTGCAGCCATTATTGGCTGGCAGATGAAAAAGTACGCTTCTACAGACGAAATAGAGGATGATTTTGTAGAAGAGGAACCATTGTATGGCGATATTGGGATGTAACAGTGGTATAATTAAGACAAATTAACACATTTAATATAAATAGTGCGGGGCAAACACTATATGGCAGTTATTAAAAAGGAAACACGAGACAAAATTGTTGCATTGGCCTTAACCAACATAGATTTTGCTCGTACGTACAAGAAAGGAAAGATATCTACGTGGCAGTTAAACGAAGACTTGTATTATGGAGTCAAAAAGAAAAGCGACGAGTCCCGTGCGAACGTCGACCTGGGGCAAATGCAGGAACACGTACACACGTTACTAAGTAAGATTGATAGTCCCTTGACCTTTAAGTTTGTGAAGCGTAAGGGCTCACAGCTTAAGCGGGTAGAAAGGCTTAACGCTTTAAAGACGTTTGATGGGGACCGTAACTTCTGGGACATGAAAGATATTGCTGCGAAGAAGCAGTGTATTATTTATGGACGAGCGATTATGTCCTACCAAGCATCTAATAGTGAGGGGTATCAACCGCACTTGGAAAACGTCGACGTGTATGACTTCCTATGGGACCCATCCGCTGGTGGGCTGGACTTAGAAAAAGGTCGCTTTGGAGGACGGTATGGGGTTGTAAAGGATAGGTCAGAATTGAAGAGCAATAAGAGCTACATCCAGACTGAGGTAAAGGCTTTGCTACAAGGTCCAGGCAACGCTGATGAATCTTCTGAGGAGGATTTAGATAAGCAAAGTCGACGGTACGCAGTGGAAAGTGATACTGCTAAGATTGAAAATGCAGACCCTGACAAGTACAAGTTTTGGGAGTGGTATCAGACGTTTGAAGGCGAACGGTACTACTTGCTTATGGATAACAATGGGCGAGCTATCCAAGTACAGAAGCTAGTAGAACGTCATCCAAGTGGGATGTGGCCGTTCTGGACTTTTGCAGCGTACCCAGATTTAACTGAGCTATGGACACCTAGTCCCTGCGATTATGTACGTGAGATAATCATGGCGCAAGCGGTATCCATTAACCAAATGATGGACAACGCTGAGCGCGTGAATAAGCCACAGCGAGCTATTGATACTGGTGCTATTAAGAACAAGGCACAGCTTAAGTACCGGAAGGATGGGTACATTGATATGGCTCCTGGTGCAAACGCAACAACTGCCATTAAGATTATGGAGACACCAAGTATCACTACTCCTATTAAGGTGTTTGAAACGCTTGAGACTATTAAGGCAGCAGCTAGTGGAGTTACTGCTGGAGCTAAGGGTGTAGAAGACACTACTGGGCGAGCTACTATATATGAAGGGAACCAAGCGAACGTCGCTGACCGCTTTGCGCTCTTCAACAAGTCATACAGCTTTGGCTACAAGCGCTTTGCGAACTTGTACGAGGCAGGAGTAGATGAGAACCTAACGAAGAAGATGGCGGTAGATATTATTGGTCCTGAAGGAATTAGGATTGAGGATATTAGCCGACGAGATATTTTCCGTAAGGGAGATACCTTTGCAGTAATGACTGAGCAAGCTAACGCAGAGATGCAGATGTCAGAGCAGAAGAAGCGTACGCAAGGAGCATACTACTCAGCCCTACTTGGACGACCTGAGTTGGCTAACCAGAAAGTAGTTGTTGCTAAGCTTGGTCTGGTGGCGGGACTTGATGAAGCAGACATCCGGGAGCTACAGGACTTAGAAGAATATGGCACAGCTAACATTATGGCAGAGGCTGAAAGGGACATTGAAGACATTTTAGACGGTAAGTTTATACAGCCTAATCGGATGGCTAATACGGCTTACAAACAGCGTTTTGTAAACTACATGCAAGACAATGAGGAGGATATGAACCAGGAGCAGGCAGGACGCATGCTACAATACATTAGATCACTAGACCAGGTAGTGGTGGCTAATGCACAGCGTGCAGCACAAGCACAAGCGGCTAAAGAACAGACGGCACAATTACAAGCGGGGGGAGCGGGGAAAAGACCACAGATGAGACAACCTGGACCTAGCCAACCTCTTCAAGATACAATACAACAAAATGTCTAAACTACTTAAAGCAGACCTTTCTATTAAGGAAGAGAACAAAGAAGACTTTAAAGAAACAGTGATTGCTCGAAAGAACCTGACTAACGAATTTACTATTTCGAGTATCGAAAAGCACCTAGCAGGTCTTAAAAAAGTACAGATAGAAGGTGAGAGTAAGCGAAACTTAGCCCAGTCATACGTTGACAATGTTCTACGAAACAATCCATTCATTTCTGAAATGTCTAAGGAGGACCAACACGCAGTATGGATGTACTTTGATAACCTGACTACGGTTAATGAGATTCAACCGCACCTAGACGATTTGTACGAAGACCAAAAGATTCATGGCGAATACCTCGACATTATCTATGACGCTTTTGGCTTCCAAGACACAGTAGTAATTGATACTACTGATGCGAAGTAAGGAAGTGCCAAAGGAGTTAGCTGACCAAAAGGATGAGCTACACTCCATCAAAGCACTAGGAGACACTGAGGGAGGAAAAGCCTTGGTGGCTTCGTTGTTGGCGGATGTGGTTACTGCTGTGCATCAGCTTAAGATTGGGGGAGATAACACAGCGTGTGTTGCCACAATCAAATCAAAGCTGGCACTGGTAGAAACTATTATGGGAGCGAAGGCAGCCGAAGAAAATGTTGACACTCTGATTGCAGAGGCACTAAGCGAATAGCGCTTTGTGTGACTCTACTTACTTACCTTTTCCCCCGTACGGGTAGGTAGAGTCCCACACGGTACTATTGAGGTCTCGTGGTATAATAGACGTACGGTTAGGAAGCGGTAACACTCCTATTGGACTGAACAATTAAAACACAGGAATTTTATGTTAGATGAACAAACTACTCCAGCTTCGGAGGTAAATGAGTCAGAGGAAACTGTAAATGACGAGCAAGCAGAAACAACTATTGGAGAATCAGTAGGAGACGAAACACCAGTATCAGACAGCATTCCTAAGAAACGCTTCGATGAAGTGAATGAAAAAAGGAAGGTAGCAGAAGCGAGAATCGCTGAGCTAGAAGCTGCTACTGGTGAAGACCCTGAAAAACCTGATTCAAAAGAAACTGATTCTGACCTTGCAGCTAGACTAGCAAAACTTGAAGGGAAGGAAAAGGCAGAGAAACTTGAAGCTACTATGGAGAGCAATTTTGCAAAAGCTCTCGAAGAAGCACCAGAGTTTAAAGACAAAGTTAATATGGAAGTTCTAAAGCGTGAAGCTCAGAACCCTGCTAACGCAAACAAAACCTATTCACAACTCCTTGAAGAAGTGTATGGCAACACTATCAGTGGTACGCGCACCGCTGAAACTACCACACCTCGTGGTGGAGCCGAAAACCAAACATTAGACCTTGCACGAGCCGGAAGTGATAATGCGTACTTAGAAGAGGTGTTGAAAGACCCAGCTTTAAAGAAGCAGTACAACGACGGACTTGCGGAAAGGGTAATGCTATAGGAGTGCGGGGGTTACAAAAATAACCCAAACTTACAATGTTAACTGACTACATGGCAGCGTTTGATAACTCTTACCAAGAGATTTATCAGAAGACGCTGGTTTCAAAATCTGTGATGAACACACGTTTTGAAGCAAAATTAAAATTTGGAGAATCAGTAGAACGAGTATCATACAACATTGGCGCTGTGCGCGTACGAGACGTTGTACGAGGTGCTGCATCAACTATTGACGCAATCACAGATACTACTCAACTACTTGAAATCAACATTGAGAAAGAAGCAGTGTTCTACATCTCAGACGGAGAATCAACACAGGCTGGACCTCTAAACCCAGGTACTGAAATCGGAGCTAAAATCGCACACAAAGTCGCACAAGACCTTGATGCACGATGTTTCGCAGAAGTTACAAACGCTGCAAACACATTCGATGAAGGAGACCTTACGACTGGAGTTTCAAATGGAACACCAATCACACTTTCTGCTACAACAGTTCCGCAAATGACATCACGTATGTCTGCAAAACTAACGTACAAAGAAAACATCCAAACTGCTACAAACATGGTGTTTGCAGTAGACTCATACTCAGCAGCAATGATCGAGCAGTACCTTATGGGCAAGGACATCGACATCGCTGGTTCAGTATTCAAGAACGGGTACGCAGGTGTTATCCGAAACGCAGCAATGATCGTTTCAGAAAACCTATTGAGTTCAGCAGTAATGACATTCTCAGGAGTGAACGTTGATACTAAGACTATTGTAATCAACGGTGTTACAGCAACTTCACAGGCAACTGTAAACGCAGCTGGAGGTTACGACGTTAAGGGAACAGCAGATGCAGCAGGAGATTCTCTTGTAGCACTACTTATGAACTCTGACGGTAACGCAGCGGGCACAGGAACAGCATCGACTTACTTCGAGTTCACCGCAGCTGACCGAGAAACCCTAGATGACGCTAACCTTACAGCAGTAAATGATTCAGGTGTAGTTACAATCACAGGTGCTGGACGTCTAGTTATCTCTGAAGACGAAACTAACGGTGCTGTTACAGCTAACACTGTACACTGTTACTTCGGAAAACGAGGAGCAATCGACCTAGTGGTACAAGACCTATCACCAGTTGACATGCGAAAGACAGATGACCGACGAGGTACTAACGTATTCTCTTCATACCTAGCAGGAATCAAGACTTTCACCGATGGTGGAAAGCAGTTCCTCAACGTAAAGATCGCAGCTGTATAAGCATCGACTTTCTACTCTGTCCTGAAAAATTCAGGATGGGGATAGCAAGTGGTATAATATAGGTATGACAAAACTAGAAATTATTGTAAAAGCACAACTCTATTTAGATGACACCAGTGAACTATCTACTCAGGAGTTTAGTGACCTTTTTGATAAGATGTACCGGAAGGTAACACGCATGATGCCGTGGGAAGGGACTAAGCAAGAAGGCACAGGCACTACGAGTACTTCTGTACCGTACATCGCTTTGCCAGAAGGTTTCTTGTACCTAACAGCTAACGCTAATCACTCTACATCTAACTACGAAGCAAGTGGTCCAGTCATCTTTCGAGGTCCAGACTACAAGCAGTACCCAGTAGTAAGTTGGTCAGACCGACGACAGTATCGTAACGCAGAGTACGCCTACATTGACCTTGCAAACTCACGACTTGTATTTACTGCACAGCCTACAGTTGCAGAGGCAGTAGAGTTTGATTACCATGGCCAAGCAACTGTCTTAGCAGACGGTGAATCTCCGTGGTTCCCGTCTGATTACCACGATGCCATCTATCACTTTATGGTATCTGACGACTTTATGATTCAGCAGTCAGACAAGGCTAAGAGCTACGCGCGTGAGAACGAGCGAGAGGGTAACGCGATAATGGACGACATGAAATACTGGAATGCGTCGCTAATCCAAATGTAATATGGCAATAAGCAAGAAAGAGATTAAAGCTTTCGTTTCTGGCACACACAACCTTTTAAACGACGAGCTAATACCAGTCGACGCTGCTTCTAAATCTATTGGGTGGCTTACTAAGGATGGAAAACTGGAGCTAATGTACGGGCGACAAGCGCAAGGCGCTGAGGGAACTTCCGGAAAGAGTTACGCAGAGCACACAGCATATAAAACAGATGGCACATCAGTACGCTTCCGAAAGGTAAGTACTGTTATTCAGTATTTAGATGGTTCTACATGGACCGATGTTATTACTGGACTTACTGAAAGCGACATGACCTTTTCAAACTACGCATCGCTTGCGGGTAACTTTGTGTACATAGGTTCTCCAGATGACGGTTTATTTAAAATTGTGACAGCTAACCCAGGCAGCTATGCAGATGTATATGACAGTGCTAAAAACTTTAAAGGATATTTCTTTATCAACAAAGGGCGTTCTATTATGTGGAATACCGCTACTGATAAAACGGGTCTATATGGTTCGTATATCGACGCTCAAGATTCGGATGTATATACAGCAGTTGCTTCAGAAGCTATTGGTAGTACGGGAGCCACTAACTATACCGGTACTCTTGCTTTTAAAGCAGGTGGATCTACACGCTCTTGTTTTGGCGTGTTGTTTACTGACGGGACTACTACTCTTACCGTTGATTTTACCGGTAATGTAACCGCTGCATCAGCTGGTTCTGGGACAGTAAACTTTATGACAGGTGCGTACGACGTTACTTTTGATGCAACAACAGTTGGCTCGGTAACTGCTGCATACCAATGGGAGGACAGTAACGCGCTTGGCGTAACTGACTTTAGTAAATCAGCGACACGCGCAGCAGGACAAGGTTTTGTGGTACGACAGGATAAGGGAGGCGATGCTATTGAGGTAGTGATTCCTTTTGAGGGCTCATACTTTTCTATGAAAGGTAACTCTGTGTACCAATTTACGCTAGACATTTTAGACGTAAATCCTACAAACGATTTGATACGAACTGACGTTGGTGTTGATTCACTACGGGCAGCAGTTGCAACCGGTTCTGGGATTGTGTTTATGAACACAGGTAATCCAAGTGACCCGCAACTAAACATTCTTAAAAGAAATCCTTTGGGAGATAACTTTGACGTTAGTCCAATGTTTCCACACTTTAGGTTTGAGGACTACACCTACGACGACGTAATGATTATAAACTGGGACAAGTTTGTTGTAGTTGCTTGTAAAGAAAAAACCGCAGAAAACAACAGATTGTTAATGTGCGACGTGCATGAAAACACAGTTGACGTAGCACCTTACGGTATTCGCACAGCGACTCAAGACAACGGATTGCTTTATGGTGGAGACCCGTTATCTAAAACTTCGTACGAGTTGTTTACTGGGTTTGATGATATGGGGGTAATCGTTCCTAACTCATGGAAGTCAGCCGGGGCAACTCATGGAACTACCAGACTTAAACGAACAAAGAACTTTGTGTTTAAAGGGAGCATTGCTCCAGACCAGGTTATTCAAGTGTATGCAGAAGTGGAAGGAGGGGGAAACCAGCTTGTAGGAATTATTTTAGGCTCTGGCGATTATGTAGACTATTCAGCATCTTACGCAATAGGAACTACGTTCATAGGTCAGGACACTATGGGAGGAGGAAGCGATGTGCAGGTGTATGAGTTTTTAATGAAGCTTAAGGTACGACTCCCAAAGTACCGAAAACGAAACCTTACGTTTGTCGCTACAGGACTAGGCTACTGCTCAATACAACAACTAACAGACTTTGACATCTGGAGATACGAAGATAAGTTGCCTAAGAAATATCGCACAAAACAAAACGTAAGTTTAGATGGAGCGACAACCGACGAGGACACACCAACGTACTAATGGTATAATTGTAAGTAATTGAACGGGGGTTTAATTAAATATATGGCAACCCCAAAAATCATAGCAGACTTTGAAACACAGCTGAATGCAGCTATCTCTATTGGAGATACGTCTTTCACAATGTCCTCAGCCACCGACGACGATGGTATAGCACTACCCGATGGTTTGTATTACTTTACGCTCGACAACGGGAGCACTAATAAACAGTACATGGCAGGGACATTATCTGGTACAACTGTATCTAGTGCTGTTAATGTATCTCGACAGGGAGTAGAGTCATCAGGCTCAACTAAAGCTCACCGAGTAGGAGCTACAGTTATTATGACTGACTTCATGACGTACAAGAAGTATATGGATGAAATTTCGTTAGTATCTGCACCCGACGCAAGTGTTAGTACTAAGGGGGTAGTAGAAACGGCAACTCTTGCACAAGTACGAGCACGAACTGCATTAGGAGAAACAGGAGCTGCACTAGCAATTACTCCAGACGTAGCAGTAGACCTACCGACTGCTGACCAGAAAGCTGCTTTAGTAGGTTCAGGCAATGCCCCAGACGGCACAAACACATTTGTAACTACAGATGACCTGAGCGACCCTACATTCAAACCACCACAAGTAGTTACATTCACATCATCTGGCACATGGACTAAAGACGCAGGATTAAAATATGTTGTAGTTGAGGTGCAGGCTGGAGGTGGAGCAGGAAAGGGGATAAACACTTCATCTGACGCAGGCTGTGATGGTGGTGGTGCAGGTGGGTATACAAGGTCCCTTATACTGGCTGCATCTTTAGGAGTAACCGAAACAGTAACTGTCGGGGCATTTGGGGTAGGGGTAGCTGGCTCAAATGGTGGAAGCGGTGGAGATACCACTTTTGGCTCACATTCTACTGCTTCGGGTGGTGTTGGTGCGTCAACATCCAACTCAGGGTATTCTAGGTATGGTGGAGCTGGTGGCGCCGCATCTGGGGGAGACGTAAATACAAAAGGAGAATCAGGACAAGGAGGTTCCAGTGAGGTACGAGGTGGTAGAGGTGGTCACTCTCACTTCGGGAATGGGGGAGAGGGTGCAACAGGCAACACTTCAGGAGGTGACGCTGACGGATATGGAGCAGGAGGGGGTGGTGGAGCTGATACAGCCACAAGCAATGTCTCTGGAGGAGACGGTACAGCAGGAGTTGTAATCGTAACAGAATACTACGTATAATATGGATAATGACACAACACAGTCAAGCAACTTTGGTTTTGACACCACTGGAAAAACTGCAAATCTTACTTTTGTTGACCCATCAATGATGGCTACTGCGCCACAAAGTGCACCAGCGCCAGCACCAACAATCGCTCAGTCTTTTGAACAAAACCCAAATCGAGCAGCTCAGCTTAAGCAGCTTTCGGGACTACAATCACAACTAGCTAGACTACAGGCACAGCAAACAGCAAGTCAAGATTCAACACCAAGCTTTGTGAGTAGTTCTTTTGACCAGGGTACAAACATTGACCCGTTTGAAGAGCAACGTAATCAACGAGAAGCACAGCGCAATCAGCTACGACTACACCAGGCAGAGATTGACGCAACCAACATTATATTTGACGAACAACTAGCTCAGGCACGACTTCAAGGTGAAGGTCGACTTGGGTCAACACGAGCCATGGGTGCACGTGGTGGTATTCTTGGGTCCGACTTTTCTGCATCTCAAAAGCAAGGACAGATTACAGCGAACAACTCACAGCAACGAGCAATCCAAGCAGAGCGACAAGCAAAGATTGGTAACATAATGGGAAGCGTACGAAGCTCTGTTCTTGCAGACATGGAAGACCGACGAGAAGCCTACACGCTAGGCGCAGACGCATTGCTTGCAAACCTTGCTGGAGAAAAGGGACGAAAGCAAAACAACATTCGTCAGTTTGCATTAGCCATGCTGGCACAAGGAATTGATATTACAGACTTAGAAGAAGACGAGTTATCAGAAATTGCAAAGGAAGCAGGAGTAAGCGCCAACGACCTTACGTCAGGGTTCTTCTCAGCTCAAGCATCACAAGCAGGAGAAGAAGGAGAATCGTTTACTCTAAAAGCAGGAGAGCAAAGATTTGATTCAGAAGGAAACCTCGTTGCAGAAGTAGCGGGTAAGCCAACAGTTTTAAAAGAAGGTGACGTAGTACTAGATGCAGAGGGTAATGTAGTACGTACTATTGCTAGGACTACAGCAACAGGAGGAGGCAAAGGAGGGGGACTAACTTCTGGTTCATTAAACCTCACGGGAGGAGATATTTCAGAGGGAGTTCAACAGCTAGAGTCAAGTAGAGGAGCAGATGGGTACGCAGACACTCAGACATATGCAGATATGCTTAGTTTATTTGCTGAACAAGGAGGCCGTGTCCAAGACTTTATTAAAGAATACCCAGCAGACCTTTACTTAAACCCAGAAGATGACACTGTTAAAAACTTTATTAAAACAGAAATGCAAAGCGATAGCGTAGATGCCCTAACAAGAATGATGTTTCCAGAAGCGTAACCTATAATACACATGGGATTCTTTACTGATACTAAAAGTACAAAAGCACCAGTGTTACAATCACGTCTTCCTGAGGGAGAAACGATAAACACTAACCCGTTTCCAAAGCCAAAGAAATCATTTGGTGGCTTTTTCTCACAAATGAAACAAGAGTTTTCAGAGCAAGCAAAACCGTTTAACCGGGAAGAGGGGAAAGCACGGTCAACACTTGCAAGAGAAACAGTTAAAGGAATACCTCAAGCATTTGCAGAACTAGGCCAAGAATCATTACGGGCCTCAGCAGGAGTAGGAGGATTTTTTAGCAGAGCTTTAGGTGGTAAACCACTCACTCCAACAGGAACTTTTCAACAAGAACTTTTTGGAACTGACAAACCCATTACACTATCGTCAGTTGGTGAAGATCTTGGCATTCCAGAAGGCTCTAAATTTGCTGCGCCCGTAGGATTTGCTTTAGGAACAGCAGATTTATTTAGTGGAGGAACTGCGTCAAGGGTTACAAGGACAGTAGCAAAACTTAAAAACTCAGACGAGATAGTTAAGTTCTTAAAAGAATCTGTTCCAGCGCTTAAAAGTTCCCAGCACACAGAAGCATTGGGAAGAGCACTAAAGGATGTGACAGACACTGGTGAAATACAAAAACAAATTGATTCTGCTTTGTCAATGGTAGGCCCAACAACTAAGGGAGCGGCAAGAACCGCAGGTACTGGTGAAGAGGTTGTATACATGACACGAACTGGAGGAGATAACCAGTCTGTATCTCAAACAAGAGCAGGCGCTGAAGAGTTTGGGGACAATGTTGAAGCAGTTGTTGTAAAATCATCTGACGTACGAAAAACTGGTTTTGTAGACAAAGACAATGCAGGAATTAGAAATGTACAACGCTCAAGTATTGATAACGCAGCACAAGCAACTAGTGAAGCAGAACGAAAGTTTATTACTTCTGCAAAAAACGTACAGCCAGAAAACACTAAGCTTGCTGGTCAGTACGTTCCACGATCTACAGACGACTTAGCAATAAAAGCTAAGAACCTTATACGGTCAGACCCTGTAGCAGCTGAGCGAATTGCAATGAACGAGTCTGGAGAAAATGCTGTAGCTATTGCTTCAGAACTTATGAAGAAGTACGCAGACGAAGCTGCCAATACTACTGACGAACTACAACGGCTGACACTGTTTGATAAGTCAGCAGAAATTGCTAATACTATTGCCCCTAAGCTAACTGAGTTAGGTCGGTCTATTCAAGCTGCTTCTATTCTAGGAAGAATGACTCCAGAAGGACAGCTACGTTTCGCATCTCGTCAGATTCAAAAGTTTAACGAAGCCAACCCATTAAAGAAAATACCAGAACTAACTGGTGAAGATGCAAAGTTTATTTCAGATGAAATGAGGGCTATCAACAATATGCCAGACAGCACTGAAAAAGCCATGCGATTTCAAAAGCTACAAGACAGAGTAACAGACCTTGTACCAACACCAACAATGCAAAAAGTAATTACCGCATGGAAAGCAGGACTACTTACTGGTATTAAAACTCAAGGGCTAAACATATTTTCTAACGCATTCCACGGGTTGTCAGAAATAGCCAAAGACGTACCAGCAGCAGTAGTAGACAGAGCTGTATCGTTATTTACTGGAGAACGTAAAAAAGTACTTACTGCACGTAAGGCTTTTGATGGTGTTAAAGAAGGAGCTGTAAAAGGTGTACGATACTTTGCCACAGGTTTCGATGAACGAAACATTGGTGAAAAGCTAGACTACACACGAGTAAACTTTGGCAATGGACCAGTAGGAAAAGCATTTAACGCTTACACAGGCGTTGTGTTCCGGTCACTTGGCGCAGGGGACCAGGTGTTTTACTACGCTGCTTTATCTCGTTCAATGATGGACCAGGCTTTGGCAGAAGGAATGAACCAGGGGCTCAAAGGAAAAAAGCTAGTAGAAAATGCGTATAAACTAGTAGAAGATCCAACGGAAGAAATGATTCGGTATGGTGTTGCTGATGCTACTACGTCTGTATTTCAAAACAAGACTGTGCTAGGAGCAGTAGCTTCCAAAATCCAGAAGTCTTCAAGCATTACACAAATCATTCTACCGTTTGCCCGAACACCGTCAGCAGTTGTTATGCAAGTTCTAAACTATTCGCCAATAGGAATTGCTAAGACTATTATAGAAAATGCGGGCAAAGGTAAGTTTGACCAACGAATGTTTTCGCAGGGTATTGGCCGTGGGCTTACGGGGACAGGGGTAATTGCTATCGGTATGGAGCTTACCAAAAATAACCTTATTGCTGAGGACTTTGCGCGAGGCGATGAGCGACAACAGGAGTTAGACAAAGCTGAAGGACGTACACCAAACTCTATTAAAGTAGACGGTAAATGGATTTCGCCTGTAGCATTAGGACCTTTAGGAAACTTACTTCTTGTTGGTGGCCATATTCAAAGAGGGATTGATTCTGATGGAAGTCCAACAGAAGCCGCAGGTACAGCAGCAGTAAAGATTGCTAAATCATTTACAGAGCAAACATTTCTTACGGGAGTAAAAAACTTTGTTGATGGTGTAAGTAATTCAGAATCATTTGCAACTCAATATCTATCCAACCTTATTGCTTCAGGGGTCCCTACTATAGTATCTGACGTAGCGCGATCTACAGACTCTAAAGAGCGCTTATCATCAGGTGTTGTTGAGTCTGTCCAAAAACGTATTCCTGGAGCTAGGCAAACACTAGAGCCACAAGTAACTACGTTTGGAGAGGAACGCGGTCTTCCTACAGACCCATTAAGTATGATGCTTAATCCTTTGCGACCTTCTAATGAAACAGCAACCCCAGTAACAAAAGAGCTGCGACGATTGCACGAAGCTGGGTTTAAAGTATCTCCCACAAAAGTTGGGAAGAAAAAAGGGTACGAGGTTTTGTCTGGCGAAGAAAACACTGAGCTGTGGAAACTAACTGGGTCAATGGTAAATGCCAAGATTACACTGCTTATGCAACTTCCTGCATATCAAGACTTAACAGACGAGGCACGTAAAAAAGCTATAGATACTATTGTGGGCAGGTCAAAAGATTACGGACGAGCCGCATACGTACTTAAGCTTACTGAAGGTCTGGATGGACAAGCTTTAACCGATAGGCTTTTAGAGCTAAAGGAAGGCAAATTGCTTACACGAGATGTGCTTCGGGCTTATCTACAGCTTAGATAATTCCCATTGAATACAGGATGTATACAATGACAGCAGTCCATGCAATGGCTTCACATAGTATTTTGTAAGTTTCTTTCATACAACCCAACATACATTAGTGTTATAATTAAAGCAAATAAACTTATCACCATGGATCCTCAAGAAAACCCAAATGACGGTACGGTAGGCGTAGAAGCGCTTATCAAAACTAACCTAGAAGGTAATGAAAAGCTTACTGAGGTAGCTGGTAATACTGCCGCTTCAGCAATGAAGACAGACCAGATTAGTAAGAATCAAGAAGCACAAATCGTTCAGAGCCAGCAAAATACTGATACGCTAAAGGAGCCTTTAGACCAGATAGCAAAGAACACTGAGCCTAAAGATGTGCAGAAAGTAGAAATTACTGGGCGACAGGAGGATGACTCTGACGAAGATTTTAATGAAAACGAAGCAGGCAAAGCCTTGTGGGGTATGTTGCGTGGACCTAAAGGAGTAAAAGGTGATTCTATAAAGGGTGATAAGGGTGATAAAGGGGACACCGGAGCCGACTCAGAAGTTGTAGGTCCCAAGGGAGACAAAGGTGACTCTGTAAAAGGTGATAAGGGAGACAAAGGTGATAAGGGAGATGCTGGTGCAGCATCTAAAGTAGCCGGACCAAAAGGAGCTACTGGACCTAAGGGAGAAAAAGGGAAAGACGCTGACACAAAATCTCTTGTTAAGGAAACAGAAACTCTTGTACGAGAAAAGATTGGAGCTGAAGTAGGACAGCGCTTAGATACTAACCTCCAGTCAATCGAGCGACGTATCTCAGCTTCTAAGAGCTATGCGATGTCCGACCTTACGGATACACAAGCTGGTGCAACAGACCAAGTAATGGTTAAGCAAGCAGATGGATCATGGGCTCCTGAAGATCAGTCCGGAGGTTCATCCCTCCCAGACCAGTCAGGCAACAACGGCAAGTTCTTATCAACTGACGGAACAGACGCTAGTTGGGAAACTGTTAGTGCTGGTTCTGTAGACGTAGTATCAAACGTAGCTACAGACAGAATTCTAGGACGAACCACAGCAGGTACAGGTGACTCAGAGCAACTTACAGCCAGTGAGGTGCGTACTTTAATAAACGTAGAGGATGACTCAGATAAAACAGACACAGCAAATGTAGAGGCAGCAGGTGCGCTAATGGATTCTGAACTATCCTCTATTGCTAACGTAAAAGGGTTAGACCAAGACGTATCTAACGGAGCTGCCCCTGTATTAGACGGAACAAACTTTACAAACATTCCAGCAGGAACAGTGGACGTAGTTTCCAACGTAGCTACTGCAACAATCCTTGGTCGTGACACGGCAGGAGCAGGTAACTCAGAAGAGTTGTCAGCTAGTGCGGTGCGTACTTTAATAAATGTAGCAGACGGAGCCACCTCAAACACAGGAGCTTTAGCTGACCTAGACACTGTAGACACAGCTCAGATTGATGATGACGCAATTACTAATGCTAAAATTGCAGGAACAGGTACTCGTAACTCGTCTACGTTCTATCGTGGTGACGGTACGTTTGCA